CCTCATCTACAGCGTTGTCTAATACAAAGATAATACGTCCAATTCTAGGATCTGCATACTGAGTGGCGATTGATGGGTGGCTTACGCTACATCCTAAAAATGAGACCGTTAAGCTTCTATTGCCAGGCCCTGGGTTAGCCGCAAATGTTAACGTAACTATTTCATTTCCGTGTCCTGAATAGGGAGCTGCTGCTCCGTTTATTGTTACCCAATTAGTTAGGTCTCCTGTGTTTATTAAACTTATTGTCCATGTTGATGTAGCCATGATTTGCACTTGAACAACATTCAAAGCATTTCCTACCACTAATCCCCCTCTAGATAGTATTTTATATTGAAAATCACAAGGAGTGGATAATATATCGTTGCTAGCTAATACATACCTTTCTTTAAAGGGATCTATAGCTCCTATCTTTTGAGAGGATGCCCCCTGAAATAAATCTTTAAAGTAATCTCTCATTCCCTGAGATGATATCTCAAACATTCCATTAGCCCCTAACCTCATAACAGAGCCATGTCTGCTGTCAGTAAAGAACATATCATTACCCCAAGTAGCAAAGCTTTCTGGTTCCGTGCTTATACCATACTCTCCAGTATAGGTTACTTGTGTGCCTAGCACTTGCGGAATAGAGGCTATCGCTCCTCCGCCCACTGCATCGCTTAATAAGTTTTTGCCATATAGCACTTTAGATACTTTCTCTTCCTGAAAGACCACAAGGTCTGTGTCTCTAGCATGAAGCTTTTGTATAGAACCAAAAAACTTATCAACATATTTAAAGTTGGCTAGCGATAGATTAAATTCATTTAAGTTATTAATACCTGTGTTCTCTCTATATATACCACTATAGGTAATAGCTTCTTCTACTCTTTGTTGCTTGTACTCTTCAATAACAGAACTCACTCTTGGGCTATATTTCAATGTAGGACCATTAAAGTCAGAACGTATATGTGAGCTTTCCACTCCATTTCCAAAGCAGTAGGCATTGTAGTTGCTATTTTGAGTAAGCTGATTTAAGCTGATTTGTGCTGCTTGCGCTCCCAGCACTTGATCTCCACCTATAATATTTGCTTGATGTGCTCCACCAATAATATCAAAGGTATCACTGAGCTCATAATAAAGATCTACATCATTCTCTGTAGGCGTGGTTTCAAAAATACTAGGATCTGTTTGTTGAATGAGTTCAAATTCCACTTCTATGTGAGATACCTGAGTGGTATTAAGTATCCCTGTATCATAATCTCCGTCACCTGCGATAAACATTCTAATAGCAGTGTTATTAGCTAAATAATTTGCCCAAGAAGTTCCAGAAGGAGGAAGAGCGTTGCCGTTGTGTTGACGAATGAAATCCTGCTTATAAGATTGATTTAAGCCCCAATTTCCAGTTGTATAGCCTGCATTGTATCCTCTTTTAAAAAATACCCTTTTATAATCATCAGTATTGCCTGTGCTGGGTGAGGTGTATTTAAAGTCTAAAAACGCTCCGCTTTCATAAAACCATTCTTCTATGTTGGCGTATGTAGCAGGCGAGGGAGGAAAAGAGCTTATCTCCGTGGTAGAGTTGCCACTTTCAGCACCTGTATCGGTGACGGTTATTTTTATAATAGCACCTGGTTTTATCTCTTGGTCAGCAGTAAAAATACCTGGTTGAACTTCGCTGGTTGCTCCGTCAGCCCACGTAGCTCCATTAGCTAAAGCAACATATCTTGTCCAATGAAATGCAGTAGCTATATTTCCTAAAACACTTCCTCCGTTTGCGGTATGGCTATTTACTATCCAATAATCTCCAATCTTATTACCTGTAGTGCCCCCAAACTGAAGCTTACATATCAAAAATCCGCCTATACTAAAATTATTACCTCCTGCTAATATAGAAACCCCATTAGAAATAAGAGAATAATTAGTTCCTATAAACGCCTCATACTTAAATGTGTCAGGGGTTCCATTTCCGTCTATAGTAATTTTAATTCTCACATCTTGAGTTGTGTAAGGCGCTTCATTTTCGCTGCTTACAGCCGAAGCAGAGATTAAATTAGTTAAAGAGCTTTGGTTTCCTGAGCCATAAAACACAGGGACATCAATAACACTTGATCTAAATCCTGAGTTAATAAAAATATAATGACGGGCTCCTCCATTAAGCTGTGTTCCTGGAACATTAGGATTTAATGCCTGAAATCCATTACCTTGAAATTCTTGACCTTCATTTGTAAAAGTATATAGATCACTTCCATCAAACAAGCTAGTAGAGTCTATTTTAATTTTAAAATATAAACCTGCCAACTCATTATTTCCTAAAAAATCTACAGGCTGAGACTGCACATCTATCACCTTATATTGAGTATCGCTTCCTGTCGCTATTCCTTTATTGGTTTTAAGGATAATATATTCTCCTACTGGAACCTTGTCTACAGCAGGCTGATTAATTCTAAACCACCTATAGATACCATCTCTATAATAAAACAATGGAAAAATATTATAATAATCTCCTTTAGGTTGCTTTATAAATACCCTATAGGTAGAAGCAAATGAAGGCGCTTCGCTATGTATGTTTACTAAAATATCATTAGCTGTATCAGAGGCTGTTGGAGGTATGTGTAAAGTATTAGTTGGCGCAGTTAAAACAGTTGTCATTCTACCCTCCGAATCTAAATATACTATTCCTACCTCATAATCTCTATCGCTTCTAAAAGTAGGCTTAGGTGAAGAGCCTGATACAGCAGTAGGGTCAATAGTTAACGTATAGGAGACGTCTATAGGCGTGCCGCTGGCGTCAGCAATATCATAAAACTGCACATAATTTCCATAAGCAATACGGCTTCCTATAAGCTCCTGAGACTTAGCCTTTAGTGGTACATTATCAAACAGTCGGGTTGTCTCGTCAGGAGGAAGGACTGTATATATCTTACTATTGTTAAAAACAAAATCAAAGTATCCTGAAGCTGAAAGTGTAGTAGGAAGCTCTCCTATAGGAAAGTTTTCTATTACATTTATATTAGAGCTAACGGTATCTCTAAAAAGTATCTGAACATCAGTGATCCTTTCATCTGGAACCCAAACCCCTACTGACAAAGCTCCATTTACAAAAAAACTTACATTTACTTGATTATATCGGTTTACCATAGAATCAAATTCTGCATCTCCGTAGTCATAATTAAACGCTCCTGGAGAAAATGCTGTCGCAGAAAATGGAGAAATTGCACTATATTCATCATTCTCATACTTATACCTACATGCAAATTGAAGAAATTTGTCCTCTATATTATTCTCCTGATTGGTAGTTGTAGTATTACTTAGTGATATAGAGGGGCGATTGATGGGTGGCTTTACTATTACCGATATGTCATCCTCTATAAATGTAGTAATAAAATTAGGAGTTCCAGACGTAGGATAAACCTTATCTACATTTAATCTTCTTGGCGGGTTTAAATCATCTGTCCAGAATAATAAGCTATCTATAATATTAACGCCTGTAATTAGGTACCTGCTATCAAACTTTAAAACCGCACCTTTAGTGTCTTTAAGTAAAATAGTAGTAACAGATGTGCTTTCATTATACTTTATTACATAGTCATAATCAGTATCTGCTACAAACCAGTAAACATCGGCATTAGCATCGTCTGTAATAGCGCCAATAGTCTTAGCGTTATCAGTAAAAGTCTGACCTGAAACATTAGTATTTCCTTTTAGGTTCTCTACAGCGCCTACGCCTGCGCCTTCAGATGCGCTCACCTCAACATTCAAAGCATCCCGATATTGACCATCTGGTATCAGACGCTCATCCAGGTCTTTGTTCATAATCCCTGCTATGAAACTCTTAATTAACTTCATTTAATCCAATTATCTCTTCCTCTTAGTGTCATTAATAATCTACCTGGGTGAATGTTGCTTAGGCGTATCTTAGCATTTCTTAACTTAGACATCTTTTCCTTTTTAGCCCTACGTACCACATACTCCTGTGCGTCTATTCTATTATCTAAAATAGCCCACCTAATGTAGCTATACAAATAATCTTCCGCTAGTTTGTTGATAGACACTGAATCATCAGTTCCGTTTTCCATACCATCAGATATATATTCCAATACAATAGATTGTGCCTTTACGCCTGAACTAAAGTTAATAACACCTGCAGACTTATTTATCCTAAAGCTGTCATTGATATTTGCATTTTCCGTCTGTAGTCCGTAATATCCTCCTACACCATAACTAAAATACCAAGAGCCATCTAGGTTCCAGCCCCACTGCCCATAGCGCACTCCTGAATCTAAGAACTGCTGTTTAGGTAATCCCGCTAATCGGGCTCTATCCAGCTGTGAGTTTCCTGCCTCCAGCACTTCTCCATCCTGGTCAAATAATAAGTCTCCGCTATTGTCTTTTAAGTATTCAGCCGAATAGTTGATCTTGCTATTTTCATGCAGTGGATATAAAACGCCGTCTTTTTCTACCGATATTCTTACATAGTTAACATAGTCAGCAGGTAAAACAAACTTAAGGTTCTCATCCATAGACCTTTGAAGTACCTTTATGTTCCTTAATGCATCATAATTTATTTCTTGAATACCTCTTTTTGCATGAAATAAAACCGTGTACCTATTGACGTTATTAACAAGATTGGTATCTCCAACAAACATCAACATGAAGTTATTAACAATATCTTTTAAGGTAACGAACTGATACTCACCCCAGTTAGCATTCTCTGGAACAACACCTTCGTTAGTATAGTATTTATAATTTGTTATATATGCCATTATGTTTCTTGTTGATTATTAATAGCTTCTTCTTGTGCAGCTGCCTGAACTACTGCCATCTCTCGTATGTTAATACCTGCGTATTGTAATATCTTTAAAGTAAGCTCCACATGGTCTGACTCAGGAAGCTCAAAGTCTTGATAGTCGGTTGCTGACTGATTAAATACTGGTGATCCGCCTACTGTATTGTAAGTCCACTTAGGAGCTAAGGGATATCTCACGTACTGAACAACAATTTCACCTGCTCCTATAGTGTCTGGATAGACAGTAATAGAATTTCCTGGAGCCGACACTGTGGCCCCATTCATATAATAAGCAGGATAAGTGGTAGTAGGTGCGGTAAGATGTGAGGCTGTTAATAGTTTTATTTTGTTTTGCTCTACCCTCTCTACTTCGGTGTTGCTATTATATAGAACAGTATTCAAAGTATACCAGTTGGTAGGTAAAGTAAAGACGTTTGCTGCATTTGCTAAGGCTACCGATTCATAAGTAAAGAGATCTATTACTTCTGCTAATTGCTTAGGAATATCAGCATATCCACTATTGGAAAGTCTTTTATTTTGAAGGTTAAGTGCGTTCTTATAGTTATAAAAATACTCTTCAAATACCTCTAGCTGTGCTTGCTTTGCAAATAGATTAAATTCTTCAGGTGTGACGTAGCCATTATTGTCCTTGTTAAGAACTGCCATGACAGTATTTCTTACTGTATTGATCATCTAAAAATTCTTTAATACAAAGATAGCAAAAAAAAAGAGCACTCTTAAAAAGTGCCCCTTTGGTTGGTTTAAAGCTAATCCGCTTTTTGTTCGTTTTCTTGATCCGCCTCTAAATAATATTGTTGGCTACAAAAATACTCATAATCAAAAGAAGAGGGATTTAGTGGTTTATAAACTAAATTTTTATGAACATCAATAGAGCATATACTACATGTAAACCAGCCCATCTTTGCAAAGGGTTGAAATCTATCTTCACTCATAATAATGTATTTTACTATAATAAAGATAATAAAAAAAGAGCACTCTTAAAAAGTGCCCTTCTTTATTAAATGAGAGTAAATCTCTTAAGCGTTAACAATAGAAACCATTACATACGTTGACATGTCGTGATCATAAAAAGGATTAGTCCATGAAGTTTGTAAAGCTGCTTTTACTGCATTTTGCAATCCCAACATAACTTCCATACCGTCTGTTGCCTCGGTGGTAATAGTAGTAAGAGTGCCATCAGTATAATAGATGCCATTTGTACTTCCGTCCCCCGCAATACGAGCGATGGTCTTGATGCCTTCAATAGCAACTATTTGTTCGCCTGAAAAAGCGGCTGCTGTGTTTCCTGTAATGTTTAAAAACTTTTGCATAATAAAAAAAATTTAAGTTGTTAATAAAAATAAAAGACAAAGGTACATAAAAAAAGGGAAGCCTTAACTTCCCTTTAACCAATAAATAGTTTCCATTACGAAAACAAACACTTACTATTACGCAAGTTTCTTAAAAAAGTTTCTATTTACTTTAGTTTTTTATCCAGCATTGCCATTACTTCTATACCTTCATCGGTCTGAAAATAAGCCGCTAATGCTGAGACGGGTTTTTCATTAAAAGGAATGGTTAATAGTTTTTTCTTATTATCCTTTAAAGCAAAATAGATATCTCGTTTTTTATTTCTTAATGATAGAAGACCACCCTCAAAAGACTTAGATGCTAAATCCTGTAATTTCAACATTGGATCATCAAGCATTTCTAAAAACTCTACAGGGTTGTGTCGAGCATACATACGCACATCTCTTCTAATCTCTGCGCTGCTTCTCTGGTCTACTCTAGCCCCCATTAATACTCTAGCTATAGATTCAGACATGCTTATGTCCATCTCTTTAGCAGCTATCTCTGCATCCAGCTCTACATCCATATTAAATACATCTTGAGACGCATCCTTTTCGGTGTTAACTTCTTCAAAGACTGTTCCCATTCCTGGGTGGTAGTTTAAAAATCTTTGTAATACTATGTTGTTTTTAGGAACTCTTAAAAATCCATCTTCAAATACCACAGGTTCTAATATAGCATTATCATCCTGCTCATCTTCAAATGGGCTCTTTTGGTTTCTAGCATAACGAAGGGTTCTGTTTACTCCTTTATCTTCGTCAAAATACATAAGTGGTGAACGTCTTGTGTTGCGAGATGCTAACATAAAACTCAAGGGAGTGGCTTTGGATTTAAGCACATAAATCCTGTCTTTTCTTTCAAATTTCATTTGATTTAATTTAAGTTTTAAAAAAGGGGGAGGGGTTAACCTCCCCACAGTAATTATAATTTACTTCTTAAGCTTTAAAGATAAAGAAGTTATTTGCACCCATTGTACAAAGCGCTCTTTCTGATAGGAAGTTAACCTCCATAGCATCAAGATCACTTGTAGCGGCACCGCCAGCAGAACCAGTTATCCATGTTTTGTAACGTCTGTCTTCAGTTTCTGAAGCTCTGTAACGAACATGTAAGAATGGTCTACGAGCATTTTTCCCCATCACCTGATCATAAACGTTAGTAGATCCCGCAGGAACTAATACTCCGTTTACTGCACCACCAACAAGACCACCTCTTAAGGTAGCATCGTTAAGGTACTTCCAGTCAGACTTGTAAAAGTCATAACCTCTTCTAAAACCAGTGAATCCTAAGTTAAGGGCCATCTCTTCGTCATTATCA